AGTTAATAATTAATTTGATTTGTTTAGGTCTATCTTTACTTGGCATAAGATTTCTGGTTAAGATAAATGACATTGCATCTGAACTAGAACCATTATTAAAATCTTGAGAGAAAATATAATAATGATGCTCTTCTAAACTGGGAACTATCTTCTCTTCTTCTTTTACGTTGATCAATTATTCCTCCATGATAAAAAAGGGTGGCACGGACCTGCCACCCTCTACTTAGTTATCTCTGAATGTGCATGTGGTTGAAATGCCCAGCAACACGCCAGAGAACTGTATAACCTGCCCGTCTGGCAGATGCCGCAATGCGGTCAAACTTACCTGCATAGGCAGAATGTGCTTCGTTTATTCCACGACCAACATTAATGTCAATCGCTCGTCCAGCATAATGTGCCCAACCATGATGGACATGGTGCACTCCTCCGAACGCTGGATGTTCGGACACTCTTATACCCATATTCTGAAGCATATGACCATAAGATACAATTGATCTTGACATAGGTCCAGAATAGTTATGAGTGAAAGTATGATAACGACTGCCATGATGAGCAGCATGTTTCGGCGAATGTACTCGGAATTGTGGTGTCACATTCCAATTACTACCACCTAGAAGATCACTGATAGGATCAAAAGTGACTTCTTCTCTTTTTGAATACTGAGTATTCATGCCACGACTAGCTTCTGCTACGTTGCTGAATGCAAGCATAGCCATTGCTGTCATCGCAGCAAAAATAATCCTCTTCATTTGATTTACCTTTCTGTTGTGTGTAACTGACACATCAGCACGGATGATAGTTTAGATGTGCTGTTCCAGAAAATCCGAGGGCACCCCTTACATTTTGGTTTACGTCAATAGTTCTTCCTCTGACGAATGGCCCTCTATCAGTTACAACGGCTTCTACTGATCTACCATTTGAGGGATTGGTAATGCAAACCCTTGTTCCAAAAGGTAGAGTTCTATGCGCTACACCATAGTGATGACGCATACCGGATGCTGTCCGTCCGCTCCGATCGTTATACCAACTAGCGTTATGACCACCAGTTGAGTAATTATTATTTATATGTCTAGAATGTTTATTATCTGCGGGCGCATTAATTACTAATGCGCATAAAAACGGAATCAAACAATTCATATTATATCCTTTCAATAGTAAAGATGGTGCTTCAGGTAGGACTCGAACCTACAACCACGCTGTTATGAGCAGCGGGAACTAACCAATTGTTCTACTGAAGCATTTTCTTTTTAATCCAGGCTTCGCGTAATGCTTTTTTATGAGCCTCGCTTTTTGGTTTACCTTTTAGGGCATAACCGCCTTTTTTACCATTAACAGATAATTCTTCTTTGGTAAAATTTTTTATATTGCGCTTTCCATTCTCGGAAAGCATTTCTGGCGTCCAACCAGCCGCTACATAACCTTTTTTAGCATTTTCTACTGTAAATCCACCAATACCGCCAATTCTCATATTGTAATTATTTCTATCGGAAAAATCAGAAGTTAATTCTTTTTCTAAGGAATATGCTTCTTGTTCGTTTTCCGTAATAAAAAGAATTTCTTTTTTAAAGTTTTCCTTCCCGTAGAGCTTTATGGCTTCTTTTATAGCCTTGCCACTCCCAAAATAACCATCATTCGGATTATTTGTTTTATGAACTCCAATATAGAACTTTTCATTTAAGGTGTTTACAATTTTATATACTGTATACATATAGAATTCCTCCTACATGTATTTATACAGCGGCTGGCCTAAACCACTTGGCGACCGGAGTGTATTGATATGCCAGCAATCCATCTGCAGCAATAGAAGCAGCAAAAGCACGTGGCTTAACAAAAGGAACAACATTACACATTCCCTTAATATATCCAACTGCTTCTGAGATAACACATGAAGAACCGTGTTTCTCATCAGGATTAATGTCTAGATGAATTTCTACATCTCTGAGTCCGATTGCTTCTTCGAGATCCAGATACATTTGCGCCGTACGAATTACTTCGTTCATAAGACGCATGCGTGGCTTGTCTTTCTTCTGATCATAGTCTCTTTCAGTTTCCATGTGACCGAAAACTTTACAACCATGCTTACCATCATAGTGAACTACTACAACTGTACAGTATTCAGCAAACCACACATCTCTCTTACGAAAACGTGCTGAATCTGAACCAATGTAAATTTTAGTCGCCAATGATGTATTTTCGATAAACTCTTTTACTTGATCCAGATTCATTTTCATTTTACAATCCTAGTACACCTAGACCCAGAAGACCACGCTTACCACGTGGAGCGATATCAATCTGCAGATCACCACCGTCGTTATCAACATCAACGTCAGCGCCTGGAGGAGCAGTTACAACCATACCATGTGGTGTTACCTGAACTGCTGGAGCCAAAACACCATTACTCTTTGTTGGTCCTGGAACTGCAACGGTCTTACCATTGTGAGTCTCATCATGAGTATGAAGAGCAAAAGCTGATCCAGTTAGACCAAACACAATAGCATTAGTTAGAAAAAACTTATTCATCCATTCACCTTTCTTATTAAAGTCCACCGTAACCAATACCAGAATGCTTTTGTTTAGCAGTCTGCTTTGTTTCAAGTAGTTTCAAAACCTTGTTTAGTAGATCTATGATATATCTATCATTCATTGATTACTTCCTCTTACGTCCCTTAAGACGACGAGCCTTACGTTTCTGACTGCCGACTTTACGGCGACCCTTACGTGGTCGATTCTTGTGAGGCCATGCCATTATTCATTCCTTTCACCATCTGACGCCATACGTCTCTGCCTTCATTTTTACCAAGCTGGTTCTGTAGCTTGATAAGCAATTTTCGCATTTTCTTGCCTTTTTTCATAATATTGCTCCTTTAATATACTATAAGATTATATGTTAGTCAAGTGTTTTGTTTTATGGATTTTAGCAGAGATCCATTGATTGTAATACTCTTCTGTCTCTAAAACTCTACGATCTATTTGTTCTCGTAGTTCTAGATAAGACATCTGAGATTTGTTAACACAGAGATATAATATTTCTCTTTTGAAATTATTTGTTCCAAATAACTCCACGTGTTCATTAAGCTCTTTATTGGAACCGTAGTATGTCTGCCAGTCACTTTCGACTTTAGACTTTTTCTTTTTACCTTTGACTTGTTTTGTCTTAGTAAAATGAAAAATCTTTTTACCAACATACTTTTTATTAGTGGCTATGTTAGTAATCATATAGACCATTCCAACATAACCTTCTGGTATTTCTTCTAAGCACTCACCTTTGTATTCCCACATCCCAAAGTCTCCTTCGGGATATTTATCCTACCAGTGGTGATATTATTTTGTAATCTTATAACGCTGTTATTCCAAGTCCAACATTCGCCAGTGTCATCTTGAAAACACACCCAGTATAAATCGTGTTCAAGACCATAATCAATAAGGAAGTGTGCCATTGCTTTTCCTTTAGGGTTAAGCAATGGTAATGGAGGATCAATCCTCGTAATCGTCATCAGGATTCATTTCTGACCAAACTTCATCAAACGCTTCATCAACAGATTTATAAACATCATAAAGTTCTGCGCCATTATCTTCAAAAATTGGAATCAATTCTCTGTATATGTCACATCTTGCTTCATAATCAGCAACATTTGCTCTAATTACTGTAGCAACCTCTTCAAATATTTGTGAACCTGTCAACCATGCCATTTATTCTTCCTTCTTATTATTTTGTTGGTATATTACTGAACCATAAATTTCCTCATAAGATAAACCATCTGCTGGTCCAGGATCTTTTATTGTCATTGAACATGTTATTCTTGATGGACAATGATCGTGTGGACAAACATATCCCATTGCTATTGGTCTGCCCATCGTATCAACAAAACTCATACCACAAACTCTACAAGATTGTTTTGCTTTCCATCCTTCTTTCGGAATATCTGTGAATGGGTTAGGAATAGTTGGTTGTTGCCACCTCTTTCCTAAATCGTATCCATCTTTGAAACCTTGTTGGTATCCATCTTTCCAAGAATCATCACTCATATTAAAATCCTTATTTGACTAAATAAGCGTAGGTCACGGAATTCGCAGTTCCTACCTACTCTAACGCTAACAAGGAGCGCCAGCATGTTTATTTATTACGTTTACGCCTACCTCAGAGAAAACGGAACTCCCTATTATATAGGCAAGGGCAGTGGCCGAAGAGCCTACTGGAAGCACCGTAGAGTGCCTGTTCCAAAAAATAAATCCCTGATAGTTATATTAGAATCAAATCTATCGAACGTTGGAGCATTAGCATTAGAGCGTAGATACATCAACTGGTACGGCAGAAAAGACCTTGGTACTGGTATACTTATAAACATGACAGATGGTGGAGAAAATCCTCCAAGTCATAAAGGCAGAAAACAATCACCTGAAACTATTGAAAAACGGATGGCGCCTCACAGAGGAGCAAAAAGATCAGCAGAAACATGCGCTAACATATCTGCTTCTCTGAAAGGTAAGAAAGCATCCGAAGAGACAAAGGCAAAAATGTCTGCTTCTCGAAAGGGGCAGAAAAGATCGCCTGAGTCAAAGGCAAGAATGAGGGAGGCAAGATTAGCCTACCTCAAGAGAAAATTAGATCTCGCAATTGCCAGCTGAACAAGCCAAGGTTTGCGCCCCTTCAACATTATCATCAACTTCGACAAGAGCATCCCAATCAACTGTGGTTGGGATCTTTTTTATCATCTCATCGTATTCTTCTTTTGAAATGGTCTCATAAGGCGCTTGACGATACGATCCACCATCATATGGTAGGAATGAAACACCTGACATTTCGTCAAAATGATCATAAACCCATGCACCAACACGTGGCCACTCTGATTCTGTTACGTTGATAGTAACAGATGGTTTATGTTCACACCAATGACGCTGATACTTCAACCACAATTCAAGATGATCAATGGCAGATACTGACTCTCTTGTAATTGAAGTATCTGGTAACTTCATTGGGAAAGAAAAGATAGTAGCAGAATGAGGCTTAGTAACATCAGGCTCACTTGGCACACCAGAGTCAATAAGGTGCTTCGTGAGAGGGTCTTTGTTATCACTGCGTACACGACGGTAATAATAACGGTCATGGCCTGGATGAATACCGGAAGGGCTAAGTACAAGTTGAGATACTGTCCCTGAAGGCTTGACACAGGTAATAGCAACTGACTGATTGATTCCAAGTTTTTCACTCCATTCTTTATTTACATCAATAGAAACTTGCTTCAATCTTTCTAGACGAGCAGGAAGTTCTGGATCATTATAGTTATTCATCAATGGACTATCATAGATACCAGTTAATGAAACACCAAGAAGTCTTTCGTCTTCTGTATTCTTCTGCCAAATCTTACGAAGAT